GACGGTAAATCAGTGACAGACGAACAGAAACTTGCAATGGGTTTAGCACCTATTGATATGCTAGATGTAGTTCTCGCACCTGCAGCTATTTTAAAACTATCAAAACTTGGTTTTAAGACCGTGCCTGATATTTTAAAATCAACATCACAAGATCCTGACGTTATTAAAGTTAAAGAAACTTTAGGTGGTGGTGATACCATGCAAAGAGTGGAGTCAACCATTATGCGTAGTCCTGCAGATGAAGGGGCAGGAGGTAGTTCAACTTATCAAAAATTAACAGAAGAAGGAAAATACAATCCTACTTCAGCTTTTGGCGAAAAAATGCAAAAAGACATTGAAAAGAAAAATAAAAAATTTCAATTATTAGAAGAATACTACACAAACAATCCTGCTGATAAGACTGAGAGTGCAGTAAAGGTTAGACAGAATTTAAAAAACCTTNTACCTGAAGGTGAAACATTAATTAAAGATGTAGATATACAACAATATGCAAGAGATAATCCAAACACTGCTCTTGGTAAAGCAATCAAGCCACCAAAAGTGCCTAGAGCAGAACAATTAACAAAAGATAAATTTAGTCTTTTACAACAAGAATTTAATGAGACTGGAGAAAAATTAAATTTATTACAAGCATCCGAATTAGTAAATATTCCATACAATACGTTTCGAAGACTAAGTATGGAAAATGAAGAGTTAGCAAAATTAGTTGGACCAAAACCTATTGTCGGTAGAGCAGATACTTTGTTTCATAGTTACTTTCCAACAAAGGGAAAGAACTCTTCATTAGAAAAACAAGCTCAATATACAATTATTCGTGATATGTATCGTGCAAATGGTTTGGGAAATAATACAAAAGAATTTGAAGCCTTCATGAAGGAATTAGGTTTTGTACCCAACAAATTAAAAACAACCGTCAATGGTAAAGTAGAGTACAAAATAAATCCTGATTATAATTTAGATGACATGACAGAACGTCGTCAAAGATTTTTTGACGAGGTAATTAAACCTACATTCTTTAAAGAACCTGGATCTTATGATGAATATCTTAATAAACTTACACATCGAAACGAACTTACGGATTATTCAATTAAAAAATTTATTGACACAGTAAAAAATAATCCAGCTTTTCAGGAACAATTTGTTAAAGAATACAGAAAGAAATACAAAGATAGTGAGATACTTGATGATGTTGAAGCAATGGCTTATGACTTTGCTGCAAAAAATTTTAATGCACAAATGGCTCACGTGATGCCTATTGATTTAACAAAAGCAAAAACACCTAAAGGAGAGGGCACTTTTAAATTAGCTCCTAATCTTGANGGCATGATGTTTCAGTCACCTTTTATAAATGTAAACTACGCAGCACACAATATTGGCACACAAAGAAAATTTGAAAATATAATTAGAAAATCATTATCACAAATCAAAAACGGAAAAAATGTTGATCAAAATTTAAATAAACTAATTGATGTAAATAATGCAATGACTGAAAGAGGACTACAAACCTATTTAAGATTTACAGATAAACAAATGCCAGAAAGTGCGTTTAAATTATTACAAGCAAAGCTTGGTAATAAAGTTCAAGTTGAACCTGAAGTGGCTGGAGTAAAAAGTATTTTTTTAGGAGATAGAGGTCATACTTTACAGGAAAATATAAATTTTTTTAATGATAGAATGCAAAATTATATTAACAATCCTCAAGATTTTAAAATATCAAACGCACTTCCTAAAATGGATCCAGATAAAGTAGATGAAATGTTTATTAAAGGTAGTGCACCTTATATTGGAGAAGGCAAACCCACTAATTTTGAAAAAGGTGGCGCTGTCAAAATGTCAAAGGGTGGTGTGGATAGTATCTTACAAAATATAAACCAACAAAACTTTACCCCTGACNCCTGCTATTGATGGNGACAGTGCTTTTCANCAAGCAGTNAAGTCTGGTAATCTNACAGCCTTTAACATACCAAAAGTTTTTAAAGTGCTCGGTGATACCTTTGGTGTGTTTACACCGAAACGTGCAAGTGCACCTACTTCCACAGCAGCAGAGGGTGTTGATGCAGGAACAGCGCTTGGTGCACCACCAGGACAAACATTACCTGCTACGAAACCTTTACAAAGTGAAGACTTTGTTTTTGAATCATTTACTCTTGATAAAATAAATTCACCAACCGCACCTAAAGCTGCAAAACCACAAGATTGGATTAATTACTTACAAGGCGGAAAAGATAAAGCACCAAGTGCAGAACTTTTAGACTCAGGTTTATTTCAATACATGACTGACTTTGAAAAGTTTTTTCCTGGTCAGAAAATGACAAAACAACAAATCGTAGATTTGTATGAACAGTCGCCTATAGCAAACTTAAAAATTAAAGTTAAATCTATGGGCAATGCTCCGTCTCCATATGAAGACGCACAAGAAGTTATGGGTACCACTAGACATAAAAATGCAGGTAATGCCAGAATAGACCAAGGTGGCACAGATTATCGTGAGATTGTTTTAGAAGCAGGTGCATTACCTGGTGAACAAAAGTCTTTTGTAAATAGCACACACTTTAATGAAGACAATGTTTTAGTTTTCTCACGTGTTGCAAACTATGACAACAAGGCTGGTGAACAGGTGGCCGTGATCCAAGAATTGCAAACCGATCTTCTTACTAAAGTAAGAAAAGAACAAGAACGATTAAATGCAATTATTGAAAATAAAAAAGCACAAGTAGAAAGAAATAATAACATTTTAGCCAGACCTGAAATGAATGATAACTTCACTGTTCAACAAGCAACTGAAAACAATACAAGGCTTACACAAGAACTGAATCAATTAGAAAAAGTAAAAGAAACAAATCTTATATCACCGTATCCGATGAAGATCGCGAAGGATTTGATTCCTACGTATCAAAAACAATTAAACGACGTGCAACAAGAAATAAATACTTTGATTCGATCAGGTATTGATCGAAGCGATCCTGAGTTCTTAATGAAGATATCAGAACTAGAAGCACAACAACAAAAAGTTTTAGATGACCTATTAAATCTTAATAGAACCTCAAACTTTGATGAATTAACAAAAAATATTCGTGTGCCGGAAACGAGTGACTCTGAACAATTAGCAAACATTGCACAAGGTCGAGATAGTTATGCAAGTATGAAACCTTTAGAAACCTTTCCTCCCATACCTTTTAACAAACAACCTGACTACGTTGATTTAATTATCAAGGCCACGATTAAAGATGCGGAGGCAAGAGGTATAAACAAAGTNGCTATTATGCCTGCAGATGTCGGTGCCAATCCTCGTTGGGGAAAAACCACTTTACAAATGGATAGCCCAGATAAATCATCAGGTGATAAGTTTAGAAACCTTTACGACAAGGTGGGTGTTCAACAATTAAAAAACATCGCAAAGAAATATGGCGGACAATTAAACATTGAAGAAATTATAGACCCACAAAAGAGTAATCTAGGTTTGACATTTTCTACACGTAATATTGAAGGCGATGGATTTAACTTTATGAAAGAAATTGATGTTGATCAAGGTGCTATTAGCAGAGGTGACTTAGGACCAGCGAATAGATTTTTAAATGAAGAGATATTAAGAGTGGCTCAAGAGATGGGACCTAATGAAGTCGTGTACAGAAAAGAAACAGCTCCAGGTCAAACAATGGATTACTTTGTAAAAATTGTACCTGATGAATTAACAGGCGTAGATAATTTTGATTTAGTTCCACTAAAAGCAGGTGACAGACCTGTAGATGCAAGAATTTTAATTGAAGATCGTGATCCAAGTGCAGTGAAAATGTACACAATTACTTTACCTGAGAAAACAAAAGACAAGCCATTCTTTCTATTTAGAAAAAAAGAAGGTGGTAAAATTCCAGGAGATAGGTTAGTTTCAATTACAGATATATATGGTGATTATTAATGGCAGAAAAATTCGATAGCACTGCAGATACTCCTTATTTAGCACGTGATGCAAAAACAGTGGGACCTGGCGGTGGCGAAGACTTACAAGTAGAAGATCTTGGCACAACAGTTGATTTAGAACAAAACAATGAAGAACCGGAAGTCTTAATTGAAGAAGATGGTTCTGCAGTTGTAGGAGAGGAAGATGAAGTTGTACAAACTTCTTTCTCACAAAATTTAGCGGAAGTAATAGATGAGTCTATTCTACAAGAACTATCTAGTGAACTAATTGATAAATTTGAAAATGATAAATCTTCAAGAGAAGATTGGGAACAAGCATACACAAAAGGTTTGGACCTATTAGGTTTCAAATATGAAGAAAGAACTCGTCCTTTTAGAGGCGCCTCTTCTGTTAATCACCCCATGCTCGCACAAGCAGTTACACAATTTCAAGCAATGGCTTATGTCGAGCTTTTACCAAGTGATGGCCCTGTCAGAACACAGGTCGTAGGAGCCAATACAACAGAGCTACAGCAATCAGCAGAAAGAGTAAAAGATTACATGAACTATGAGATTACTCATGTCATGGAAGACTACAATCCAGAGATGGATCAATTACTTTTTCAATTACCGCTATCAGGTAGTGCATTTAAAAAAGTTTACTTTGATGAATATTTAAATAGAGCCACATCAAAATTTATACCTGCAGAAGATGTAGTAGTTCCTTATGGTGCATCTGACTTAGACAGTTGTGAACGTCTGACACAAATTGTGAAGATGTCTATGAATGATTTAAGAAAAAAACAAGTTAATGGTTTTTATCGTGACATACCTCTAAAGCCTTANGAAGGAAATGAGGCTGATGATGTGCAAGAAAAAATGAATCAGATAGAGGGTGTGACACCTACTGATTACGGTATGGATGACATGGCTGAACTTTATGAGATGCATGTTGACTTAGATTTAGAAGGTTTTGAGGATATTAATCTTAAAACTGGTGAGCCTAGTGGAATTAAACTACCCTATGTTTTAACAATAGATAGAGGCACGAATAAAGTATTATCTATTTATCGTAACTATAATGAAGGTGACCCCCTAAGAAAGAAAAATGAATATTTTGTACATTACAAATTCTTACCTGGTCTAGGTTTCTACGGCTTTGGTTTAATTCACATGATTGGTGGTTTGACAAGAACTGCCACAACAGCACTAAGACAATTACTGGATGCGGGCACCTTATCAAACTTGCCTGCTGGTTTTAAGTCACGTGGTTTACGAATTCGTGATGATGATCAACCACTACAACCTGGTGAGTTTAGAGATGTTGATGCACCAAATGGTGTAATACGTGAAGCTTTAATGCCTTTACCTTACAAAGGGCCAGATCAAGTTTTAATGTCATTATTAGGTTTTTGTGTCGATGCAGGTAAGCAGTTTGCTGCTGTTGCTGATATGCAAATGTCCGAAATAGGAAGTTCACAAACTCCTGTTGGCACCACCATGGCATTAATGGAACGTGGTACAAAGGTAATGTCCGCTGTACATAAAAGATTACACTATGCACAGAAAAAAGAGTTTCAGTTACTTGCAAGAATATTTAAATTAGTTTTACCACCTGTCTATCCTTACAATGTAGCAGGCGGACCAAGACAAATTAAGATGCTAGATTTTGATGATAGTATCGACATCTTACCTGTTTCCGATCCAAATATTTTCTCTATGTCTCAACGTGTGACGTTGGCACAAAATCAATTACAATTAGCACAAGCTGCACCTCAAATGCACAATTTGTATGAGGCTTATAGAAGAATGTATATCGCATTAGGCGTTAAGGATATTGAACAAATATTACCAATTCCAAAAGGACCACAGCCACAAGATCCAGCACAAGAACATAGTGTTGTTTTATTAGGTCAACCTTTACAAGCTTTTGCAGAACAAAATCATGAGATGCACATAAAAGCTCATAGATTGTTTTTATCATCTGTATTAGTCAAGTCTAATCCAATGGCTGTAGTAAATTTAGTATCACATATCAATCAACACGTTTCTTTCCTAGCAATGCAAGTTGTCAATCAAGCTTTAGCTGAAGAAGCAGAAAAATTAAGAGCACAATTTGGTGAAAATATACCACCTGAAAAGATTATGGAGCTACAAGCACAACGTCCTATGTTAATTGATCAAGAAATTGTAAAAATTACTGAGCAAATGGTGATGGAAGAAGCTGAATCTATGCAAGATCAGAATATGGATCCGCTTGTTTTATTAAAACAACAAGAATTAGCGTTACGTCAACAAGATTTAGAGCTTAAAGCGCAGTCAGAAGGCGAAAAACAAGGTTTAAAAGAGCAACAGTTTGAGTACAAACAAGATTTTGACTCCATGAAACTACAAAAGGACTATGATTTAGCAGAATTACGAGCAAGAGTTGCTCAAGCGAGGACAAATGCCCCTAAACAAGAAGGGTAAAAAGATAAAAAAGGCCATGAGTAAGACATATGGCAAAAAAGAAGGCGCAAAAGTGTTTTATGCAAGTATTAACAAAGGAAAAATTAAAGGAGTAAAGAAAAAATGATGAATTTTTTGATAGGGCCCCTGACATCTTTGCTAGGGGATACCGTTAAAGGTTTCGTTGAGACAAAAAAAGCAAAAGCGGACCTTGCTTTGACGGAAATAAAAGCACAAAAGTCACTCAAAGAGCAGCAAATCGCAGGGAAAATTTCTTGGGAGGCTAGTGCGGTCGATCAGATGAAAGGGAGCTGGAAAGACGAGGTAATTTTACTAGCCCTGTTAGTTCCGGCGGTGCTAGTCTTCATACCTGGATGGACACCGCACATTAAGGCAGGGTTTGAAGCATTACACTCACTTCCTGATTATTATAAGCATCTCTTATATATCGCCTGTTCGGCTAGCTTTGGCATCAAGGGGGCAAAAGGTGCTATGGGATTAATAACTAAGAAAAAATAATGTGTGAGGGTTGTGATACACTCTGTTTAAAATGCGAATCTATGAGTAAACAATGTCAATTATGTGGATGTGACTGTCATTGCGGTGCATCCTGTATGTGTGAATGTGCGAGGTGTCTACATGACGAAACCGAAGAAACCGAAACGGCTGACGACAGGAGCACCTCCTAAAAAAGGTCCTGTCCCACAAGGCTTGAAAATAAATTACAATAAGATACAAATAATTAAGATAACNAAATAAGGATATTTTAATTATGAAACACAGTTATTTCAAAATACCTGGGTGGTTTAACTACTCAGAAACTTACGATATGATTGTTGATCAAATACCTGAAGATGGAAAGATAGTTGAAATAGGATCTTTCTTAGGTAGGTCAACACATTACTTAGCAACAAGTTTAGTCAACGCAAATAAAGAAGATGTAAAAATATATTGTGTTGATACTTTTGCAGGATCTTCTGAACACGCAAACTTAAATTTGCCTCAGGATTTTTCAAATATGTTTAAAGACAATTTACGATATTTTATCGGAAGAAACATGGTTAATGTTTGTCAAGGTAGATCGGATGATACTAAAATATTAGAACAGTTTGAAGAAGCTAGCATTGATTACATAATGGTAGATGGTGCTCATGAATATGAACCAGTCATAGATGATATACAAAATTGGTGGTCAAAACTTAAACCATCTGGTGTGATGTTTGGTGATGA